CGTTAGCAATAGCGCGTTATGCGGTGCAATTTTGCACCTAATAAAAATAAAGGCTTAAAAATGAAAAATATAATTTTCGCAGAAGTAACAAAACAGGCATTAAAAGAACGCGCTGCGGGTTATCACGTTGCAAAGTTTGAGAGTGATTGCGTAAAAGTAAACACTGGTATGCTTAATGTTGAATTATACAAGCATCATAACGTTAACGCGGTTTTAGAATTAACTAAAATTAAAGCGTTCAAGTTAACTGATATAGATCCTGATTTAACTGTAAAAGGTAACGCGTTGCCACTATCTAAACGTGAGTTTTTTCAAGGTGCTAAAGATGACAATAAAATTATTGGTATTCAGCATATACCCGCCGGCTTCATTAATTCAAAATGGCTAAAAATGACGGGCGGACCGAAAGAAGTACGGTACTACTTGAAAGGAATGCAATTCAAACGTGACAATAATAAGCTGCAAGTTGTTGGTAGCGATGGCCATCAATTGATCATGAATACAGCTATCGGCGAAACAGGCCCTGATTTTAGCGCGTTAATTCCAGGGGAGGCGTTACTCATATTAAGTAAGATTAAAACATCTTGTTTGATGACAGTTACTGAAACTCACGCCAAATTCACGGGCGATGACTGGATCATCGAAACGCGGTTAATTGACCATCGTTATCCTGATTTTTCAAAAGTGTTTAGCACTACAATTAATGGTGATGTTGACGTGAATAGAAAACTGTTAATACAAGCGATAAAAGATGTTACGCCTTTTTTGCCACCTAAATTGCAAGGCGTGATGCTAACTGTTACAGATAAAACGCTAGATTTTAATCATCACGGTGACACGCTTGCAAGCGTGACATTCATTCATTCAAGCGGCACAAAAGCAAGTGAAGGCGTTGATATCAGTTATTTACTTAACGCGCTTGATTGCTATAAAGATGAAAACATTATGTTAACGTTTCGTGATAGTTTAATTCAAATTAATCGTGATACGTTTCAAACCAGTATCATCATGGGAATGCGATTATGATAATATTATTTTTAATACTGGTAAAATTCGCAATACTTGCGATATTACTAGAAAACTAAACAAGAAGGCGGCCAAAAGGCCGCTTTTTTTATTGCATCAAACAATAACAAGGCCTTACCAGGCCTTTTTTATTGTCTACCATTTAACGGCATATAATAGCCTATAGACTGCAATAAATAGTTTAGCAATACTAGCCTATTGCATAACATTCAATCAGCTAATGACAAGCCAATAAAGGCTATAAAAACGCCTTATACAATGCCAGGCGCGCGCGTAAAATCACGCGTAAATGTGATGAAACGCGTATATATGAAGGCTCAGGATTTCAAATTTGGTAGGGGCTAGGATTTCAAATCTAATGAACGTCAAAAATTTACCACGAAACGATTTGCAAATTTTTGCCACGAAACCAAATGCCAAAAAAATTCCCCAATCATCCGAGCCGATAATTGAGGAACACATGAACTAACAATTAGAGAGAATTGTTGCAACTAGTCTACTTAATCGCTACAACTTTTGCAACAGGTTTCTGCTCTGCCAAATCACGCAGCGCAGACTTGCTCATGTGCGCAAACTCAGGTGCGCAGAAAATGTGTTTTTTAGTTTTAGACGAGCGCGAATTGCACATTCCCCTATCAGCCCACCCAGCTTCTTCAAGTGCATGAAACAAAGCAGCAGGTGGAAATTGTTTACTGCCAAACGACATAGCGGCGCGCTCACAAATGGCTTGGAAGGGAGAGGCAATCACACCGGATGCAAACTCACCCATGCGAAGCGTAATCATGTCGAGAAGCGACGACTCAACAGCGGACAGACTATTCTGCACCAGTGACATTTTAAAGTCTGTCATAGGCGCAGGCGCCGCAGGGTTGAACGCAGACACATCACGCAAGAACAACCAGTTGGCAATAAGGTCATACCCACCGCCGTCATTAAACCATTTCCATATAGCGGTAGCCGATTGCGGCGCAAGACGCTCCGCCGTACTCCAAGTAGCAAACCACCGACGGTCGCCCGATTCAAGTGACAGCGGCACACGGTCATTAGAGAACGCAAGCACAGCCAAACGGTTCACAAGATTGTAAGGCGCAAGGCCTTTACGATTAACGGATAGCATCTCAGGGGGCGCGGCGATGACAGGCTTAAGTTTGTTGGCAAGCATTCTACGGGCGGCGCTGTCGGCTTCTTTAAGCTCATTAATGACGATAATCTCTGCTTCTAAATGATAGCCCCACGCAGATTGAATGGTATCAGTAGACATGAGCGAGTAATTGCGCAGGTGAGGTCCACACACGGCGTAAATGAATGGGGCATACATCGTATCCTTACCAATACCTTGACCACCCGCGTGAAGAATAGCGTGGTTAATCTTAACGCGCGGATTCTGCACCTTGAACGCCATGTAATCCCATATATGGTTAAGCTCACGCTCGTCTGGAACAAGCGATTTACAGTGGTCAAGCCATAGGGATATATTGCCACCCAAATTTCCGCCACGAGATGAATCTGGACGAGCGTCACGCCAGCGGTTGCCATACAATTCACCGTCACGCATAGCAATCACCGAGTCACCAGCAGCAAAGGTGATACCTGCCAGCACTCTAGCGCCCATCACCTGACGATTCTCGTCAAAGCTCATGGCGGCCTCTATCTTACGGTCGGAGTGAATACTTTTGCACGACACATGACGAAACACGGCGTTGAACGTCTGACGTGAGAATTCACGACGGTTTTGCAAATCAAAGTAGGAATCGTCTGACATGACGTAAGCAAAACGTTGATACCACTCCGCCTTCTCAAGCCGCGCGATTTCCTTCTGCTCGACTTCTGCAATGATAGCCGCCGCCGCGTCAGTGCTGAACATATCAGACGGTTCGAGTTTGCCAATCGCTGTGTGCATGACCTCTGCCAGTATTTCTTCACGAAGACCATGTGAGTGTTTAGGGCCGCCCATCTCAGCTACCCACGCGAGGTAAGCACGGCTGTCCCACGAAGCGCAATGACCATGAAAGCAACAGTAAGCGCGGTTAAGCGGGTGGTATCTGCCCATCAACTGCCCGTCGGTGTGCTCAACGTGATTTGGACAAACTACACCAACCCACCCCTCAGCGTTAGCAGACTCTAAAATATCGCCACGAGAAGACAACCACTCCAGCACTTCATCGTTGCCTGTGTCGATGATAGCCATTGGGCGAACAAACGCTGTGTCAGCGTCAGACGGATGAACATCAAGCGCGGCACATATCTGCGCGAGGGTAAATTCACGCTCAGGGTGAAACTCCACGAGAATAGATTTGAACGCCGCACGGTCAGGCTTCAAATTCACTGACGCAGGAAGGCGAAAATTACGCACGGGGTTAATCGCGCCACTGTCAGTATAGCCCGCGTCAGCGATTGCTTTAATAGCGGCGCTAAACTCACCTTTAGTGGGCATATCATCTAAAGCAAACGTGTACCCCCACTGATAATTCTGCGGTGAGGTTTCCATTATCCATGTCGGCTCGATAGGAGGACGCAAACTCTTGGTGCCAATGTCGTCAAGCACGAGAAAAGCAACGTACTCGCAGTTGCCCGCACTCGCAGACGGTTTACCATCTTTAAAACGTGACGTGATAAACGACGCGGTATTGCCATACCACGCGCCCTTGCCATCGTATCGAGAAGGAAGATAAGCAGGCCATGCAAACTGCCCATTGTCTTTAGCAATTTGTTTGACCAAAAGGATACTTTCGCCTTCAGGCGCGATACGTTCCAAGTAAGTAATAAAATTCATTTTCCATATCTCTCTAATGTTGATACACCAACCGCTAAGGGTAATCCTTCTGCCCACGCAGGGGCGCTACACATCACGGTTTCCAAGTCTTGCGCGGCTGTCGCCGCATCTTCTTTTTTCACTTCCAGCACAATTTCGTCGTGAACATGAAGCACGACAGTATGCCCGATTCGACGCAAAGCGTCACGAAGTAAATCATTTGCAATCGCCTGTGTAATATTCTCACAAGCGAGTCCAGCCCATAGCCTAGCTCGCGGCCATTCGACTGCATCAGCAGCGGGTTTCCACGCCGCCTTAGCGTAAGATATCGACCCATCTTCAATATATGCCGACGGGTAGCATAGCACCCGACCAGACGGCAGGGCGTACCACAAATTCACACCGTCAAACAGATACGTCACGCGACCAGCGGTAAACTCACGCCCCTTATGGCGCATGGCGCACATATATGCTCGCTCAAGCTCACCCCAATACTGCACCGCCCAAGTGTTACTGCGACGCCACGCGTCAACGGTACGTTTAGCCTCAGCTTCAGGCAGTGAAATGCCATAGGCTTTGCCCATCGCACCAAACGCGCCCGCGCCACCCATATAACCGCACGACAGAATAGCCACCTTACCAATTTGACGTTGGTCAGGCGTTATCATATCCATCGGACGGTTAAAGATACCAGCGGCGGCGCGAACGTAAATGTCCTCACCACTGCGAAACACATCAAGCACGTCCTCACTACCATGCTGCAAACTCGCCCACGGCGTCACACGCGCTTCAATGCCTGCCCAATCTGCTACCACGAACACGTTTCCAATAGCAGGCGTCAGCGCAGGGCGAAGCATACCTTTGAGAACGTCCGTCACACGCTTGCCATGCACCGGAACGATATCACGCCCAACGACCATATCATCACGCACCCGCTGTGGCTCTTTAGCGCATTTACGCGTGAAGTTATGCACCTGCGCACCATAGGATGACGCTCGACCAGTCGCACTGCCACCGTTGAACACAAACGCGCCACGCACACGATGGTCTTCAAAATCTGCAAGAGAAAGCAGACGGCTAAACTTCGCCACAGACGACGCCCACAAGTCATCAGCGCATTGAATAACCTCCGCAACGTGCGACGGGATTTCTTCAGGGTCGTCCATCAACAGCAAATTAGCGCGAACGCTTTTGTCGATGGAATACTTCTCACCGTTCCACATCAGCGCTCGTGCAGACTCACCAACACGCTCAAGTACCCACTCACGCATCTTCGGTGAACGAACAGACTTAATTGCACCGTCAGTAAGCTCCACGACGCGAGATTGGATTTCCTCAAGCTCAACACTGGCGTAACGCATAGCGGCGCGACACAGGTCAACGTCCACGAGAACACCTGCGTCGTTAATGCGTTCGTTGACGTGATAGTCTGCAAGCTCGTCATTTGTCAACTGACGCAGTGCAGTAGACACTGCTCGCATGGTTCTCACGTCTTGACGGCAATACTCGATTAGCTCAGGCAACAGCTTGATGTTAAAAGGAGGAGTGCAGCACTGCTTGACCAGCATTTTGCCACGGTGGTCTTTGCGCATCTCGCTAGAGATAGCGCGACCAACATCCTCAAGACTGCCCGGAAGGCAATTTGCCCGTGCTTGCACAGCGGTGCAGTAAAACTGCTCCAGCTTGAAATCTATCTGTAGAACGTACCAGAATATTAAACGCTCAAACGCGGCGTTATGCGCCCGTATCTGACCCGTAAAGTTGCGCACGTCATCAGGAAACGGCATATCAGGCGTCCATGTCTGCACGTCCTCATCATCAAAGGCGTAGCACATACACAGCACGTCAGTGGTCAAGTCTTGCGCGTAATTGTAAACGCCGTGCTTAGGGAGGTCACATTCGCTCTTTGTTTCGAAATCGATATAAAGTATAGGCATAAAAAAAGGCGGCCTTTCAGCCGCCCTCTCCTTATCGGTTATGCGCGTCTGCGGCGGGTGGCAGGCGCGTCATCTTCGATGACTTCTTGGGGTGTGTCTTCAGGTTCACCGTCAAGGCTAATCCACTCCACGATGTCAAACATCGGCGTGTAGATACGCCCGTAGGCTTTGTGCTGATAGTGTTCTTTACCAAGAGATACAACAGCAACAGGTTTAGTTTGGTCTGTTTCTACCTGATTAGCGATATTGACTGCTAATGTTTGCACGGCGCGTTTACCGCCCACGCTAGTGACTGTGTAGCGTACTTCTTCGCCTTTGTCTTCACCGTCAATACATTTAAGCGAAAATCCCACTTGCGTTTCCCAGCCACGTTTAGCGGCGACAGGCGCAGGCTCGACTTGTGGCAATGGCTCAGTCACGCTAACCATTTTCTCACCTAATACTTCACCTTCACCCCACGCAATAAAACCATGCGTAAAGCTGAAAGGATTAACTGCCCACACGCTATCGTTGTCCACTTCAGTTTCAGACGCGCCATATACCCAGTGACCTGTTCTGTCCATTTTAAGGATAGTTACGCCACCAGAAGTATTGGTGTCAGTTTGGATATTACGAAGTGCAGTAGAAATGCTGTTAACTGCTGGAAGGTTGGCGTTGCCAAATACGGTTAATGATGTCATTTTAATTTACCTTTAAAGTTTATTGAGGGCATTTGTTAATTGTTGCCCGATTAGTAAGACAGTAGGACGGGGGTCACTTTCGTGCGCCATCGTACTGCCAGAAGATACCACTGCGACAACATCATCCGGCATGGGCAGTTTCAGAGCCTTTAATTTCTTCTCTGCTTGCGCCGGTGACACTAATTTACTGTCATAGATGTCGTCATTTGTCAGACCAAGCGCCAAAAGCGATTCTACTGCTTCTGATTCATTAGTCCACTTTCTTGTCCCACGTTTGGCTACTAATTTGTAGTTAGGGACTGGTTTGCCCGCTTCAAGCATTTGAAACGCTAATGCTCTCAAATCGGTAATCCATTGTTCCAGAATTTCAGCTTGTTGTAAATAGTTTGCAATAGATTCTGCATCAATATTATCTAGCGTCGCCTTCAGCGCTCTATCTACCTCACCTGTCATTAACGGACAAGTTGGTTTAGCCGCGCACCACTTGCAGTGTTTGCCACTGGCTAACGGTGCATCAAGTGTTTCAGACAAATCGATAGCTTTCTTAAGCGTTTTCTCAAACTCACGAATGCGTTTAGCGGTGGTTTTCCAGCGCTTAACAGACGGAGGCTGAACAATCACAAGCTCAATAGACGCCGCGCCATCAAACACCCATTCTAGCCCTTTTGTGCGCATTGCTGCCGCAGCGTAGAACATGAGCTGCTCGTTTTCTTCCACTTCCACGCTAACGCCACTGCCAAACTTCCAATCTAGGATAACAGCGCGGTCACCAAGGCGTCCGATAAGGTCAACACTACCAAACACTTCCGGCAAGAAATCACCGTAGCTTACGTTAGCTTCAACGGTAAACTCCATCGATTTAGAAGGGTCAATTTCATCAAGCGCCGCAAGCGCCGGCTCAATTTTTTCTTTTGCCAACTCAGTTGTCATATCAATACCTGCATACGACAAACTGTAGATGTTGAAGTTATCCTCAGTGAGTAACTTTTCCATTGCAAGGTGGCAAAGCGTCCCTTCATCGGCATATGATGACGATGGCTTAGGTGGCATTTGTTGCACCAGCTTAACACTGGCAGGACACGCAATAACTCGTTTGGCGGTGCTACCGCCAGCAATACTTGAATGGCTCATTTTGTTTCCTTTACTTTTAAAGTATGTAATTCACCAATTCTAGCGGCATTGATTAGCCACGCTAATTGGCGCAATAACCCTTGTTGATGTTTTACATATTGCTCTGCGGTCATTGTCTTTCTCCAATACTGTTTTAAGTTAAACCTAACGTGGTCTACATCCACGTCGTACCGCTGGTTTAGTTCGTCCATCATTTTCACTCGTGATTTCCTGCCGTAGTAATAAAACTTACCGCATTTAGTTAGGGGCATCGGATTGCTCCTATTCTTTTTAGTACCGCATGGGCTTTATAAGGGCGTTCTTTTCTAAATATGTGCGTCATATTCATATCTCTAGTAAACATCGCGTAGTTAAAACTGCGCCATTCTACATCGTAGCGATTGAATCCTCTTTGGCGTACTCTCATAGTTTAGCCTCTAATTGTTTAATGAGATTGCAGTATATCAAAAAAAGTTTGCAAAGAAAAGTTTGCAATGATAAACTTTAGCCATGTTAGAAAAAGACATTGAAAAATACTTAATAAAAGTCGTCAAAGAAATGGACGGCAAATCATATAAGTTCACCTCCCCTGCTTGTCGGGGAGTGGCAGATAGAATCGTGTGTTTACCTAATGGCAGTACATGGTTTATTGAGCTTAAAACCGCAGGTGGCAAGCTGTCAGCACTGCAAAAAGTTTTTGCATCAGACATGGGCAAACTTAATCAAAAGTACGCTTGTTTTTGGAGCAAAGAAGACATTAACAACTGGAGAGAGAACAATGATTGAATTTTTACAATACCTTGATGAATCAAATCTAGCATACCTTATTATGCTGTTTTGCTTCTTAGTTATGACGCGCTTGCACCTTAATGCGCTAACTGAAATTACACGCCTTCGTAAAATCATGAAACAGGTGATGAGATGAGCGCATCGTTAGTTTTAACACTATCGTTTTTAACGGTCGATATTAATATCGACAAACGCGGCAAAACGATTACGCACGAAACGATTGCGTACACGACCAACACCATACCGTATGATTCGATGAAAGCGTGTACAAACGCGCGTGAAGAATGGGGTCTTGTCATTGGCGCGTATCAAATGAGCAAACGCCCCACACGAGTAATTATGGCTGTCTGTAACGACAGCGCTATGGGAGTAGTAGAATGACTGAAACAACAATAAAAAAATACTGCGAACAGAATAGAATTAGCCGCAGCGGCATGGATTACCATATCCGCCGGTCAGGTGTATTTCCAATCGGCAGTAAACGATTCTCCGAAGCAGGCGCACCATCATTCTTGTGGCGCGTTACCGATTTAGACGAAATCAAAGCGCTAATCAAAGGAAAGAAAAAATGAAAGACGAACTACTTTGGATTGCAGTCGGCGCGTTCTTAATTGGCGCTATTGCATCAACGTTGACAATTTACGCCACGCATAGACATTATTACGAAATCACCAAAACAACTATTGGTGAGTTTATCATTCACGACGGGCGCATCTATTCAGTATATGAGATGGAACGCAACGTTCGTGGGGAGATGGTAGCAAAATGAAATTTGGAAGCGTATGTAGCGGCATTGAAGCCGCTAGTGTAGCATGGCATAAACTTGGATGGAGCGCATCTTGGCTTGCTGAGATAGAGCCATTCCCATCCGCAGTGTTGGCTCATCATTATCCAGATGTGCCTAATCTTGGTGATATGACGCAGCTACCAGAGAAAATTCTTTCTGGTGAAATTGAAGCACCAGATGTATTTTGCGGCGGTACGCCATGTCAAGCGTTCAGTATTGCGGGCAACCGAAACTCTCTTGATGACGCAAGAGGAAATTTATCATTAACATTTTGTGAGATAGCTAATGCAATCGACTCAGTTAGAAGTATTCCAACCATCATCTTCTGGGAAAACGTCCCCGGAGTTCTCAACACCAAAGACAATGCCTTCGGATGTTTTCTGGCTGGACTCGCAGGAGAAGATGGTGAGCTTAAGCCATCAGGGAAAAAATGGACAAACGCTGGTTGTGTGTTTGGACCCAAAAGAACAGTCGCGTGGCGCGTCCTCGATGCCCAATATTTCGGACTGGCCCAACGACGCAAACGTGTGTTTGTTGTCGCAAGTGCTAGAAACGGGTTTAATCCAGCAGAAGTTCTTTTTGAGTTCGATGGCTTGCGCAGGGATACTGCGCCGGGCAGAAACAAGGGGGAAACAACTACCACCAATGTTGAAGAAAGCGTTGGAAACCATGGCAAACTAACATCGTTTACACCGTGTAGTTTTGCTCAATATAAAGAAGGTGTAGGAACATTAAGAGCTAATGGTGGTGATTTAGGTGGTGGCAGTGAGTCGCTTATAACTACATACAACAAACAACGCATAGGTGAATACAGCACTGAAGATGTTGCAAGCACTTGCGCTGCTCGCGATTATAAAGATGCGACTGATTTAGTTGCTTACAACATAACTTTTTGCGATGCCAACGGCACACGAAAAGACCGACCAGATGGCGGTTTGTATGTGAATGAAACCAATGTAACCAATACGTTAACTAACACTGGTGTTGGTACGAATGTTGTTCATCCAGTTTTTTCCGAGCATTTTAAATCGGTATATGAGATGCACGCGCAAGACGCAAGAGTGCAAGATGTTGGTGATGTGCTACCAACGATGTCAGCAACTTATGGTAGTGGTGGTGGGAATATTCCAGTTACTTACGGAATTGCAGAAAACATTATCAATCGACAAGACCATAACGGTGGAAATGGCATAGGCAGTCAAGAAGAATTGCAATACACATTAAACGCAACGGGTGTGCATGGTATCTGCACCATGTCTGATGTAGCAGGCCCACTTGATGCGTCATATTACAAAGGCCAAGGTTCACGGCAAGGTGGTGAGCGTGAATTTGTAGGTTATGAAATGGCAGTCCGCAGATTAACGCCAACAGAGTGCGAACGCCTCCAAGGATTTCCAGATGGTTACACACAGATACCTTGGCGTAATAAATCCGCTGAGGATTGTCCAGATGGACCGCGATATAAAGCATTGGGCAATAGCTGGGCAGTACCAGTTGTTGCGTGGATTGGTGAGCGTATAGCAAAAGAGGTAGCAAAATGACTAAAGAAGAATTATACAAGCGCCTGACAATGGCGCAGAAAAACAAAAAAGAATTGAAAAAAATTAAACTTCACCTCCTCAAAGAAATCGAGCAATTAAAGTTAATGCTTCGCGCACTGGAGGAAGGCTAATGCAAATCGATGACGTTGCAGCGCTAATGTTTTATATCGGGATACTATTTTTAACAGGAATTTGGCTATGTCATTAGTAAAACCCGTATCACCAGTGACGCCTGCGCCAACAACGGTTGACTGTAAACATGACCATTGGCGCATATATAATAGTTTTGGCTACCGCGAATGTGACCGCTGCAAAGAACGAAGACCCATTTTTAACGACATACGGCACCAAAGATGAACATTTCACAGATTTTTATAGGGCTTAGCCCTTTCTTAAAAGACAGATTTACTAGCGAGGTGTTTACACTTGGCTTAATTAACGAGCTTAACGAGCAACGCTTTCGTGCTAGATGCCGGCGCTTGGTACGTCAGCACAACGGCGAAACGCGCAAGTTATACAAAGCGCTAAACAACCTATCGATGAACGACAGGTTACGATTTTTTGACGTGGTAAGTGGAAATGAAAGATAAAGATTTAGAAATTATAAGAAGCGCGATACGATACAACAGTAACACTGGACACTTTTACAAAGGGGGCGCAAGCACACCTGCCGCGCTTAGTTGGAAAAATAAGAACGCCACCATTAACGTCAAGAAAAGCGGTATGCACTCCTACTTTCTAGCGTGGAAGATTGCCGTGTTTTTAGCTTATGGATGGTATCCCGAACATACTGACGCAGTAGAGTATTTAGACGGCAACCCGTGCAACCTAAGCATTAGTAACATCAAGGTTATTAAAGCAGGTGAAGATGAAATGACCATGATTGACTTCTGTGATGAAAACGATTTGCGATACCCTAGCGTGTCTGCGCTCATGCGCGGAGAACCGTTTATTCGTCGAATAGAAAATGGATACTCTCGCGCGTATTTTCGTAAAAGTTTACTGGAAGCAAACTGCGCTAAATTGATGGCTAAAAAACAACGTGACGAAGAAACCAGAAGCAAACCTAAACGCCCAATGGGTAAACGTCGCAACGAGCATTTTATGGAGTTTCTAAGAACGCACTATTTAGTGCCTAAACGTTGGGAGATGACGCTATGTTAAAAGGTGACAGTGTACATGAAAGCGATAGTGTAAACGCGCCAGCACATTATCAAGGCGACAAGATGCAGTGCATCGACGCGATGGAAGCAATGCTTACGCAAGATGAATTTCGTGGGTATCTGCGCGGTAATGTTTTTAAGTATCAATGGCGCTTTAGAGAAAAAGGTGGTGTTGAAGATTTACGCAAAGCAAGATGGTATTTAGACAGACTAATCAAATTGGAGAATTTCTAATGTATGCGTTTAAAAGTGGCCCTGTTGACCAAGACCGAACCATTAAAGGCCTTCGTGGCGAAGATATGGAAAACTACATGAATTTGCTTAAGTGGCTAGATACGGTACCGTTTATCCCCCTGAAGGTAAGCGACATTGTGCTACCTTGGCGGGATAGATGAAGCCAAAGCTCAAAACGATGAATGGGGTATGGATATGCTACACCCCTTGCTGCTCCATTCCGATGATGGCAGACCACCCAAAAACGGCGTATTTAAGATGGAAATTTATCAATGCTAAGACCAAACCAGATAGAAGCTGTTGCCTTTTTGAGCCAAATAGACAAGGGGATGATTCTCGCCCCAGTGGGGGCAGGCAAAACAGCGATAACGCTAACCGCCATGCAGCAAGCGCTCGACACGGGGAGAGTACGCCGGTTCTTAGTGATAGCACCAAAGCGTGTTTGCACGGACGTGTGGACGATAGAGCCAACCAAGTGGGCGCCAAATCTGACAGTATCTATCGCCGTTGGCTCTTACGCGCAACGATTGATAGCCTTCAACAAACCAACGCAGGTAGTGGTGACTAATTACGATACGCTGCAAACAACGCCTCCGCTGGTAGGGTTTGATGGTATTGTATTTGATGAATTAACGGTGCTAAAGAACCCATCAGGCAAGCGCTTTAAAGCGCTATTTGGGTTAATCAAAGACTTTAAAGTTAAGTGGGGTCTTACCGGCTCGTTTACCAGCAACGGACTTGAGGACGTGTTTGGGCAATGCAAGATAGTAGACGCGTCGCTTCTTGGAAAGTCCAAGACCGCGTTTCTTCAAAAGTATTTTGTACTGCTCAACAAAGACTTTGGTGAGTGGGTAGCCAAGTCCACTTCACTGCGTGACGTAATGGCGGAAATTAAGCCTGCAACGTATCTTATCGACACGCAAGAGTATATGGATACTTTGCCTCCGCTTAACGTTGTGCCAGTCAAATGCGCGATGGACATGAAGCAGTACAAAGAGATGAAGAAAGACTTTGTGGTGTATTACGAAGAAAAAGAAATCATAGCGGTTAACGCCGCTGTGGTGGTGAACAAACTGCAACAAATGGCCAGCGGGTTTTCGTATATTGAAGGGCAACCCGCCGCATGGTTTTCGCGCCACAAGTTTGACCGGCTAGACGAAATACTTGAGGAGAACCAACACGCCAATACGATTATTGTGTACAACTTTCAAGCAGAGCTTGAAGAACTTAAACGCCGATACCCTAATGCGCGGACAATTGACCAGCAAGGTGTTATCTCATCGTGGAACGCAGGGCGAGTAGAATTGCTACTCGTCCACCCTAAGTCAGCAGGGCATGGGCTTAACCTTCAATTTGGCGGCAGTAAAATGGTGTTCCTGTCGCTTCCTTGGTCACTTGATAGATATGAGCAGACCATTGGACGATTGCACCGTAGTGGACAAAAGAACGCCGTATATTGCTATGTACTGCTAACAGACAAAACCGTAGACGAGCGCATATTTGCAAGTCTACATGACAAACGCGCAATTTCAGATATTGCCTTAGAGGAATTAAAATGAACAACTTAACATGGCGCGACATCTTCTTTAATTTGAATACTTACACAGAAGGTGAATTACAGGTGATGATTGAGTCAGAGCGTCACGGTAAACGTAGACGCTCTATCTTAGTGCGATTGCATCAGCGCTATTGCATCCTTCGCGCAACTCGTGAACGTGATGATTTACTCGCTTAAAAACAACTCCGCTTCTGCATTTCTGCGTCGAGTAAGACCGGCTAATACTTTACCGCCAGCCTTGTTCCAGCGCAGAAACTGCGCCGCTATTTCAGACTTAGGTTCATCGGCTTTTAGCATCTTAACAAGCGTTGACGAAACAAAGTTGCCCGTGCCAATGTTATAGCAAAAGCATACCAGCGCATCAAACTCGTTCTGCGTTAGCTCGACCTTAACCGCGTTTACAGCGTGTTCGTATGGGGCAAGCGTTTGCGCAAGCAAATGCAAAGCCGCTGCTTCGGTTGGTAGCGCCTGATTGACTTTCACAGGTGTTCCATCAGCGTAGCGAGTTGAGCCTATGCCAATCGTCCACACGCCCGCAGGGCATTTATATGACAATAGCTTACAACCTTCAAATTCTTTAATTAGGGCTAACCCTTTTTCACCTATCTTCATTTCTTTTCCCGTAGCAATAGAATAGTGGTCAGTTTTTGCGTCAGTCTTATCATGTCATTATCCAGCACCCGCACTTGGTCGATTAGCTCAATTAGCGCGTCTGTGGCTTCTTGCAGGATAGGCTTTACGACGGTGGTTGCCCAAAGCCATACAAAGTAGACAATATAACCCATACCGCCAGCAGCGATAATTGGGAATCCATACTGGTTAATATATTTAGCGATTGCATCGGCGTCCATTAATCTTTCCTCTCAACAGGAGGTGGTCTTGGTCTGTCTTTTTCTTGCGGTATGTTAAGCGCCGTTGACGCCAAATCATCAATTTTGGTGATGTCACATGACATAGCGGTAACGCGCTTATCAAGTTGCTTGATGATGCCTATTAGGCTTTTAATCTTCTCAAGCACACTATCGAGCAAGAATTTCTGCGTCAGGTAGACAAAATACATTCCGCCAGTCGCCGCCGCGATAGGGAATCCTACGTCCGAAGCAAACTGGAGGAATTCCATTATCGATTACCTAGCCACCAAGTGACAAAGGAGAACACCGCGCCAACGGTAAATACGATGCCTCCAATAAAGCCTTTGTAACGCGTTTGCTCGGTTTTCATTTCGTCAAGCGCGGTTATGATAGCGTCTAGCTTTTTCCCTCTGTCTTCAAACACTTCTTCTAGTGCATCAATGCGCTGTTCTACTTTAGCTAAACGGCAGGCTTCGTCGGGCATCTCGACCTCACTTCAAGAATCTAAGTTTATAAAGAACGGTAAAATAGGTTTCCATAATACCATCAATCAAGTTTTGAATTGGCGTGTCATCTTTACCGCAGACTTTATAGCGGTTTTCATCAATCCACGTCACTTGTTTCTTTAAGAAATCTTCAATATTATCGACATTTTTACTGCCGATAATCTCAAGGTCTTTAAGGAGCTGATAACTGCCCTGATACGCCTCTGCTAAACCGTCTGCCTGTTCAATAATTTCATGATAGAAATCATTAAGCGCCATGTGCGCGGCAAAGCTACGCGTCCGCAAATGCTCACGGTGCGCGACATCCCGTGCAAGGAATAATAAAGAGATGAAATGTTCCATTACATCCCCGCTAATTGCTGTCTGAGTTGACCAATTTGAAGCTCAACGTCTGCAAGCCATGTGGTGTCGATAGCTAAAATAGCTTCGCGCTGTCTGCGTGGTGTGATTGACGCTTCTAACGCAGCTATTTTAGACTTAATCAATATTTTAGGTTGTTCTAGTGCAAATAACGCTTGCTCCGTAGCCCACTGTATTTCTTCTTCTTCCGTAAAAGGTACGTTACCTTCTGAGGTTGCGTGATAATTTATCATGTTATGTTTTCCTTATTATTTGGCAATACCATATAGACAGAAATTTCCTGTTACTGTTCCTGAACTAGCGTAAAAACGCACCCCAGTTACCGCTCCCGTACCAGTATTTTGACCTGCACCAGGTGATAAAGATGTGTTGCCAGTGCTGTCAATTCCAGCAGACTGCCAAATGACCTGTTTATTATTTGACGTGCTAGATGGAGTATATAAATACAACGTAAAACTTCCACATTGCCCCGCTGAACCGCCAACGTTGTTTATTATACTTATTGAAGTGTCTGGTGCTCCCGTTCCCGCTTGCGTTGTAAGGTAAGTCCCCGTATCGCTAGTTATTCTAAGTCTTTGAAAAATGTATGTGCTAGTCGTCACATACGCTCCAGCAACTTTGTATCTAAGGCGTATGCCATTGCCGCCATTAGATAGCGTTATACCAGATGCAGTAACCATATAAGTGTCATAAGTGCTATCTATAGTTGTTTCAAGGTCAACCGTGGAAGCTGCGGAAGCGGAAACAGTAGAAAGTAAAACCATTGCGCCAGAAGCAGGCGACTGCCATGTTGCTGTAGTCGAACTTGTTGCTACTAAAGCTTGCCCAGCAGTAGGCGCAGTTGCCGCGCTAACAGATACAGTTGTTGTTGCTGATTTTAAGCCATACCCTACGGCATTTGTACAAGATGAAAGGTTACCGCTAGAAGGTGTGCCAAGCACGGGAGTTACAAGAGTGGGGGAGGTAGCAAATACCGCTGCGCCACTTCCAGTTTCATCCGTTAACGCAGCCGCTAAGTTAGCACTTGAGGGTGTTGCAAGAAACGTCGCTACGTTTGTACCTAATGAAGCAGTAAGAACCACTTGCTCATAGCGTACACTGTCCCCAGCAGACGTGCCAGCGGCAAGCCCTGTGAGTTTCTTAGCGTTCATTGGCAAGTTAGCTGACGGCGTAGACTGACCGTCACGCGTGATACAGTTTGTCAACGCCGTTGCAATGTCACTGTTGGTTGTGTTAGTTGTTGATGATGAAATCGTTGTGCCGGTAACAACGGGGTTGCCAGCAGGCAGGTTATATGTCCCAGAGCCATTAAAAGCCATTATTTTTCTCCTGTTATTGAGGTGACTGCGCCAGCAGCAGTGCGTGGGAGGATTCTACCATATTGCAATGCCCAAGCCGAATTAGTTTGAGATGGGCCTTGTTGCGCCCGTTCTAACGCATTAGCAAACGCTTCGGACGACATCAATTCTTTAGATAGTCGCTCTGCAAGCTCTGCGTCAGCTTTCTTTGTCATAGAAGAAAGAATCCATTTAGCGGCTGCTGCGGCAGAAGTAAGCTGAAACGGCGTTTGAGGCGCAGATT